CAGAGATTCGGGCCTATAAGGATATTGTTGACCATTTTGTCCGTGAAGCTGATATACGAAAGTATAGTAACTTCGCGGGTGATTTGATAACTTTTCCTTTGGGCCGCCCCCATCCCACCTTGCGTTATTGTGCGAAAATCATACCGTTGGGTTATGTGGGCCATTATGTGGATCATGAGAAGACTGACTATTATATGCATGAAGGTTGGGAGTATAAGATTCCAACGGCTCCTGGTGATTGTGGTTCGATCTTGGTAGTGCACAATAGTGGTTTACAGCGAAAGCTTGTGGGTGTTCACGTGAGTGGTGTACCTAATGCTTGTGATGGCTTTTCAGAGTTGGTTACCTATGAGCAACTGAAGGTGGCGTTGGGAAAATGGCCGAATGTTGTGGTTGGCCAACCTATTCCTCCGGGACTCGATAGTTTGTTGTTGGCGCGACCTAAAGAGCTGTTTGTGCAATCAAGTTTGACACTATTGGGAACGATTCCTGATTATGTGTGTCCACGTGGTTCTAGTAAAACACAGATTGATCCTAGTCCCTTGTTTGATAGGGTCTTCCAGCATGAGTGTGAACCGGCTCCATTAGTGCCGGGTGATCCACGAATTGACGAGAGTGTGCGGTTTGAGTCGATGCTAGCGAAGGGTGTGTTAGCCTTTGGTAAGGATGTACCGCCACCACGCTTGGACTATGCTCGGAAGGCGATTGAGTATGTGTCTAAGAAAGTGAGGGCGGTTTTGCGTAAGGAACCGCGTTTTGTTTGTTCGGAAATGGAAGCGATAAATGGTAAGCCTGAGTTTTCTCACTGTGGGTCTTTGGAAATGGCATCGTCACCGGGGTATCCATATGTTCTCTTGAGACCCCTTGGCACCAAAGGAAAGGGATTTCTTTTTGGTGGGGGTGATGGTGAGCGAGTTATAGTGAATGAGGAGTTGCGGCGTCGAGTTGATGATCGTGAGGTGAAATCGAAGAGGTTGGAGCGACCGCAGTCGTTTTGGCAAGCTCAGTTGAAAGATGAGTTGCGTCCTCTGGCAAAAATAGCAGTTGGGAAGACGCGAGTTTTCGTTTCAGCGAATGTGGATTTGACGATTGTGTGTAGGAAGTATATGCTTGCTTTTTCTTCGGCTATGTTCCGACATTGTTTGGATAAGGATTTTTTCTTTGCCCCGGGTATTGATTGTTTTTCCTATGATTGGACGGTTATGATGGATGGCCTGCGTACTGTGTCGGTTGATGGGTGTGCGGGAGATTTTGGGAAGTATGACACAAGTTTGAACGCGGTGTTTATGGATGCTATCTGTGATATTGCAAACGATTGGTTTGATGATGATGAGTCATTTGTTGATACTGAAGAAAATAAGAACGTGCGAAGAACGTTGTTCCATGAATTTATTCACACGATGATCCTGGTTGGAAACACGGTGTTGGTTAAACATCATGGGAATGGCTCGGGTAATCCGCTTACGACGCTTATTAACACCATCTACAATGAAATCGGTCATGCATATGTGTATTTGTTAGTGGCTCCTGAGGACCAACGAGATTTGGCTTTTTATGATGCGAACGTGAGGAATAAAAGCTATGG